ATTATATAATTAATATGTCAAATGAAACAAGACATGAATTATTACCATTTTTTGGAAATGATGGTCGTGCAGCACTATTTATTAAACTTTTTTTGGAAAATACTGATTTAATTGATTCTATTAATGAAAATAAGCCTGACACTATTAGAAATTATCCATATGCATTAGATATTATTCTAGCAGAAAATTATAGGAACAAAAGATCAGAAATGAGAAATAATGATGTACATAATGATTTCACAGATTTTCTTATAGATATTGCATTATTTCATAAAATGATTGAAAGAGCACCCCAAAACATCACTCATTATGAACCTGTTGCAAATTTATGGAATAATGTTTATATGAATTGGCATAGTTTATCTTCATTTAGTAAAAAATTTTACAATAAATTCCTAAGTTTTGTGATATATCAAGGTGTAAATAAAGTTAAAATAAGCGATCCAAAAATTTATCCATATGATATTAATAACAAAGATAAGTTTAGGATTTTTATTAATAAAGATAATGATGGAAAACCTATTTTTTTAAATATGATACCCAAATATGCTTCATTTTTCAATGACATTTGGGCTACTGATAATGATCGTAAGGTGATAAAATTAAAAGATAATGGTGATCAAAAAATTAGGAAATATTTTCGTAAATTTGGGAAAGAACCATCAGAACCAGCAGAAGATTCGGGACCAAAAGAAGAAGAAAAAAAAGGACCATCGGGACCTTCGGGACCAAAAGAAGAAGAAAAAAAAGGACCATCGGGACCTTCGGGACCAAAAGAAGAAGAAAAAAAAGGACCATCGGGACCAGCAGGAGATTCAGGACCAAAAGAAGAGGAAGAAACACCACCTCCACCTCCACCCCCTCCACATCCATCCCAACCTCCAACAACACCTTTACCATCATCTCCACCCCCTCCACCTCCACCACTAGAATCAACGAGAGAAGAGAAAAAAGAAGGCACACCACCTCCACCAGTACCGACGAGAGAGGAAAAAAAAGAACCAACAGTTGAAAAACCACCACTAATGCCAATTCAAGATATTTTTCGTGATTTGAAAGGAAAAGTTAAAATACCATATGTACGAGAAGAAGAAAAAGAAGAAGAAGAAGAAGAAGAAGAAGAAGAAGAAAAAAAAAAAGAAACATACTATGAAGAATACACAGATAAAGATTGGGAAGAAGGTGATTTAAACACTATTGTTAAAAAAAGGCCAGAAACTAAAATAATACCAGAAAGAAAATCTGAAGAATCTAAAAAAAAAAAAAGAACCACAACCACAATTGGACCTGATAATGAACCTAAACCTGGATCTACAAGACCCGAGGAAAAAACACCAATTGATATCACCAATATATTGAAGACAGAATTTGAACAGAAGGAAAAAGAAAGAAAAAGACAAGAAGAAGAAGAAGAAAGACAAAAAGAAGAAGAAGAAGAAAGACAAAAAGAAGAAGATGAAGATTTTATCGGAGGAAAATATGGGGGTGGTAAATATGGTCAAAATATATTAAAAGGTATATATCTATTATTTTATTATACTCTTGGCTCAGATCTTATGCCTAATCCAGTAAAAATTTGGAATCCTAATGTCAGAAATAAAATATTTCATATTAATATCGACAAATTGATCCTTGATAGATTATATCGTAGAAAAACTGATATTATTATTCCTGAGAAAAAAATAACTTATGAACCTTGTATTAGTATGATTGATAAACACGTATGGAATATTGATGAAAGTGGTAAATGGTACACTTATGATGCTCAAAAAAATAAAATATATTTTGATGTTAATGATCCAAATTCCGTTAAAATTTTAAAAAATAATTTTAAGTGTTATTCAACAGGTCTCAATTTCGAAAACGAAAATAATTGTGAACTTTATATGGCTGAGTGTTTATTGTCTAAGGATCCTAATGATGTCACTCATTGTATTAATTTCTGGAAACATCGTGATATATTCCAAGTTACTAAAGATGAAATTCTTAAAATGCATCCGACAGTTGCAAGAGCTACATTAGCAAAATTTGGATTTAGGGAACATTTGGTTTATGATCCTATTGCCAAAAGAAACATTAAAAAGATAGAATCAGTTGAACACTGGATTAAAGACCAATTAAACAAAAAATTTAAAAATAAAGTTATCGATGGGAAATCAGTCGCCGAAACAATTCAAGAAAATGATATATTATTAAATTACCTCCGAATGCTTACTGAATATGTTAATTCAAATCCCAAAATATTAAACGAGAATATTTATGGTATCAAAACTGCTGAATCTGTAGGTTATATTGGTTCTCCTAAATTAGCCGAAAAATTGGGTATTAGCATGAGACAAGAACCAGTAAATGTAAAAGATAGTGTAACTCATGATTTTGGCAGATTAAATGGACATGTAAAATCTAGTTATATTGGTCAGCTTGGTCGTAGAACTCCATTATTTTCGACTCTGCCTTTTTCTTTTGATAATATTTCTAGAAATATTTTTGGATCTCCCTATACATTTTCTCCTTATTCTAATCTTTTTGCTATTCAATACGGTGGTCAAAAAAATGTACAATTGGGACAATTTAATCTGCCGATGTTCGAAACACAAGTAGATACTAATCGGATTACAGGTGCAGATGCCTTAAAATCAATTATTTTTAATACTATTAATGAAATAGAAATTACTCATAAAAAAGTTATGGATAAATCTGATCTTGAAAAAATAACCAAAAAATTAAATAATTTAAAATGTATCGAAAATGATCTTATTAATGCCGAAATGACTTTGGTTGAATATAGAAATTTATTAGAAGTTTTTAATAATTACAAACCTGATGTGGTTACAGAAGAAAAAATTCGCAAGTATATTGAAAAATATAAAGGTTTATATAATATCCAATTTGATTATGAAAAATTTTTATTAAAAATATTCGAAACTTTACAAAAATTATTATCAGATGAAAAATGTACTGATTTCGAATATAGAGAAATCATTTTTTAATTTATTTTATTAATTATTTTAACAAATAAATAAATTTTTTATCATAATAAAAAAATATTATAAAATTACTTATTTTTTTGTAAATCTTTGACAAAGAAGTAAAATAAAATAAATAACTAAAATAATAATATTATGAACAATATTACATATTAAATACACATACAATCCCTTGTGATTATTCTTTAAAATATTCATACAATTAATATCATTTTGTATTTTAATAAAAATAATAAAACCCCATGCTATTAATCCACACCATATAAGTATTAATATAATTATTATAAAATATGAAAATTTTGACTCGATTTTTAAATAATCATAAAAATATTCATTAATTAATTTTATCATAGAAATAATATACAATGTTCCAATACCTGTTAGACTTAACAAAATATATATCCATAAATTTTCGCATATACTAATGTCATTATAATTATTATTACTTAAAAATACTACACCAAAAATTATATATGTTAATGGTAAGAAACCAAGTAAAATTATTGTAAAAATATTTTTAATAATCTCCAAAATTATGAGTAACCAAAATTTTGACATATTATCGATTGATTTGGTATAATTGTCAATAATTTGAATAATTCAATATATATGTTAGATCAATTTTTCCTATTAGTCTTGTTGAATATTAACTAAATTTACGAAATCATATTATTTTGTAAATTTGAATATATAATATAGTTTTGAGTTTTGACGTATAACTGCAATATTTGTAAATAATCTAATTTTGTTTTTTAATGTTTTTATTTATTAATAAATCTTATATTACTAATCCTATTAGTCATCGTACTTTGGTATTTGTAGGTGTAATATCTAAATGACAAATATTTTCTTAAATAATATTTACAGATCATACTAATAAAAATATTTTCATACGCTAACGTTTAAAAATAAATTTACTTTTTTATAATTATGGTCTTAAATATAATTTCATACAAGAAATCAAAATAAAGATTTTTTATATGTCAACAGATAAAAATAAAAAAATATTGAGAATGCTTCTATTTTTAAAAAGTTCGATGACTTTTATGAATAGTAATAATTAAGTATATTTACATTTTTTGATAATTTGACATTTTGGTTTTCCTTTTTTAGGATTAGGTAATGAAAGTTTTGGACTCCAAAGTTTTGGAATTTCTTCAACAAAATTATCTTTTTCTTCCAAACTGGTATTAATTGCAGTATCCCAATAAATAACTTGTGGATTTTTATTCAAGTTATAAAATCTGTTTATTCCCATATCCCTATATGTTGCTGCTGGATATGACAATCTTGATGACATTGGATTCAAAAAATCATTACAAATTTGTGGATTATATACTTTAATTTTAGTTACATCAATTGGATTAACATTTCCTCTTTTGCACTTACTCATTGGCACATTTCTATTAGATAAAATTGAATCAATATCAATCATAGCACCAGCTTGAGCAACTGCCGGTTGATTTTTTACTGGCATACTAACACCATAACCCATATAACCCGATCGTGGTCCCAGGGTTGATAAGCAACCATCACGATTATAAATCCTATTTTCGTTTAATCTATAATTTGCAGGTCCAACACTCTCAAAAACTTTATCATAATATGCACAATCATCATATAATAATCTGTTAGAATGACCAAAATTAACACAATTAGTCTCGCCATTATATTTATTTTTAGTTTTGTTTTTTATATTTTTACGATATCTTATACCTTTCATAATATAAATATGGAATATATTTTATTTATTAAAAAATTTATTAATAACTTCATGTATAAAAAAAGATCAAAAAATCATTGGTTTTTTAAAATATCCAATAATTTCTCCCAATTATTATCTTCTGCAATTTTTGTCACTTTATTTTTGTAATTTTTATTTTTAAATTTATTTTTACATTCATCTGTGTTTTTGAAATAGTGATACAAACATATATTCTCACTTAATTTTAATCCATCATCAAAACATAATCTATTTAGTCCAATACCTCTATTTGTAAGTTGAATAATAACATAATCTTCCCAACTAGTTCTATAATAGAGAGGCATATGTTCAATATTTTCATAAAACATATTGTCACTATAATTTAAAGAAATTATTTCTTCGTTTCTTTTTATAGATATTATATTTTTGTGGTCATGATGTTCAGAATCTTTATATTTAGATATGAAATCAACCAATTCATAATTAGTAATTACCTTATTAAATACAGTTAGATTTTGAGACTCTTCGGAGTCACAAAATAACACCTTAAAATCATATTTTGGGAATAATTTTACCAAATTTTCGTTACCATGTGTTTCTGAATATTGTTCTAAATATAAATCATAATTAAAAAGTTCGAGTAATTTCGACATTTTGGTAGATAAATTATTTAAAATCTCTGTTTTGCCAAAAAATTCATTTATCAAAAGATGTCCATTTAAGATTTTTTTATTGAGATCAGTTGGTTTTTTTCTCTAATATATGTATCATTTTTGATAGATTTAATGAATCAGCAGTTACATCTTCATTTGTATCAGATTTTTTTTCAAAATGAGCAATTAGCGAACTATTACTCATATTATTCCAACTATTTATCGTTTCCAAATTCCTGTAATATTAACTAACATTTTCGTCACAGTGATGATCATTTATAAATAATCTCATCGAAATAATATTTAATTGTGTTTTTATATCTCTTTGTGTCGCATTATTAGAGACTAATTTTTTGTACAATTCCAAATGAGAGTAATTTTTATTTTTTAGTAAAATCCCATTAATATTATCATTATTAAGTATATTTTTTTGTCTGGAATAAATAAAATAACGTATTGATTGTCTGAATACTCTCATTAGTTGGTTATGTGCACGTACACATATTGGATTGTCGATATACTTTTTTTTCAATTTTTTTTATTATTA